GTCCTGGTTTATTCGATTTAACTGATTTTTCTTTAACTAGCTCTGGTTCATTCAGTACAGCTGGTTTTATTTTTTCACCTATGAGTTTTGATTGATCTGCTCGATTCTTCACACGGTTTTCCAGAGCACGTACTCGACCTGGACCATTTTCTTTTATGTTAGTTCTAAATTTACTTCCAATTCTTGATAAATCATACTTGGTCATTGCGTCTATGAATTCATCTGGTGTTTTTGAATTCGTAGCACCAGCAGCTTTTATTGCTTTTGTGATATTACCAAGTCCTTGTTGGTTAGTTCTGTCGGACATATAGGCAAGAACTTTGTCAGATGAAAATATATCCTTACTAACTCCGGAGTCCTCCAGTGCTGTTGCTGTGGGTTTATAAACACGGTTCTCATACCATTTATCTTGCGCCTCAAGTAAATCTTTAGCTGGAATATTATTCCATTGTGCTAAAAATTTTGGATTGTCAGCTTTTTCACCCGGATCTTCAGTAATTTTATTATTTGGATGATCTCTATTATAATCATCTATAAATGAGTCTAACGTGGATTTTCCTTTGCCCCCGGCACCCCTCCAAGAAGATATTCCATAAACTCCAAGTGCTGTTGAGTCATTAGTATCTCCCGTCACTCGGCGATGTGCATTTTTCAGTGCGTCTTCTTTGGTATTAACATTTACTTCCATTTTTCTACTGACTGCCTGAGCTGCTGACACACCAGCAAGACCAATAGTAACAACTGCTGCCACTTTAACAGCAGTAATAACTTTACCAACGGTACCAGCGGAACTAGAAGAACTAGCGGAACCAAAAGTTGGAACTTCCTTTGTTGTTTTTTTCTTTGTTGTTTTAGGTTTTCTTCTGAGATTTTTTTTACCTTTGACTTTTTTGCCAGTCAAAGCTTCTATTATTTCTCTATTTCTTATATCTTTTTTACGTTCTTCTTCTTCTAAATGATTGTTTGCCATTTCATGGTTGAGTTTTTTATCCTCATCCATAATTTTCATCATTTTAAAGATTTCACCAAGATATTCGGCCGGTGTTAGTTTTTCATCAACGACCAATTCAGAAGTGGGTTCTTTAGAAAATAATTTTTTTACCAGACTACCAGTCTTTTTGGCACCACCGAGCAAAGACTTACCAACACCACCTAAGGTCATCTTTTTGGCGGTATCTTTTGTTTCTGGTGCTGGTGCTGACATTTTATTTCTTTAGTCTCTCTCTTATTTTCTGGTTTTCTTGCTCTATGTACTGAACTAACATTGCAATGTATATGTCCCTTTCCCATGGCATCATATTATCCAACTCAGTCAAACTATACTTATGATGTTGCATCAATGAGAAATTCGTTTTATAGTGATTTCTCAAATCGTCATGGCGAAAGGTTATACGAAAAAACTTTCAAGACCCTCTACCTGGAATGAATGATGAAAACTACATTTACTACAAGTCATTTCAATCTTTTCACTCATCTTTGGTAGATTATTAAAAAACTTTTCAATCTTTTCAAATTGTGCCTGATTCAAATTTTCAACAAACTCTACCATTTCTTCTATAGGTGTTTCATGTGCATAATAGAATTGGTCACCATCATAGATGTGTTCAATACTGCGAGCCAACATATTAAAAGTAAGTTCTGTTTCATTTACAATGTTAACAGAATCTTTAATAATACCAAACTCTGGATACTTCATTCTAATGGAAAGTTTTTCAGTCAACTGAATATCAGGTGATATTGTCTCATCCATTTTAACTTTAATGTCCAACAGATTGATTTTGTGTTCCATGACATTGTTACATTCTTTGTCATTAACCATATTATTACAACGATACTTTGACTCAATCACCTCACCGACAGATTTGGCTCTCAAGTTGATAAAGTAAAATTCAATATCAATAATTGGTAATTTTTCAATATCAATACCTTCTGTCAAAGTACAATTATAAAGAATATCACGAATGGCATCATGTACGGAACCAGATTCATTGGATTCCATGGCCATCAGTAAGTTTCTTTGTTCTTTGACTAGAAACGGACGATATCTAATTTTCTTCTTTGAAACTGGTAATTCAATTTCATATGTTGGCACATCAATTTTTGGTAAAGCCATAATAACTCCTTATAATAATATTAGTACGCTCGTTCCCAACGGGTATAAGCAAAAGTCACAGTTAGTTTATGATAACCATCCGAACTCCAGTCTAAATCCAATTGGTTCATTGATGTTGGATAAGCATCAATTAAATTCACACCATATGCACGCTCATTTGTTACAGTATATTGGTAGATTTGTATATCCGCAGCATAATCGGATTTGTAAGTTAAATTATTTGTTCGTGAAGGATTAATAAAATTCAGCCATGTGTCAAACATAGTTTTTGTTTGCATGGTATCATCGAGAATAAATGTTAAATCAATATCTGTATATGTTGTGAGGTTTGGAAATTTCTCTATAGGCCCATATGTTTTTTGTTCTACATTGTCAAAGGTTCTACCAGGCAATTGTGCTGTTTCACAACGATATCGTAAAACTTCTTTGTCTTCTCGAGCCAAAAGAATTCCTGGTAAATTCATGATAACTTCAAAACGATTTGGTCTGGCCAAGTCGCTTGTAAAACTAGATTTGAATTGTTGTAAACTGGCCATTTATGAATTCCTTATTTCTTCTACAGACTCTTTCCAGACTTTAGATGCCGGTGCCTTTTTGAACTGTTGAACCGGCAAATACATGGCAATATCCCATTCTTCTGGTTCAACGGCAAGTATCTTAGACCTTATATGTGAATACAAGTATCTCTTGACACATGGCCTAAACTCTTTATATCTTCTGGAGGCGTCTAACATCTCATAAGAGATACGCAAACGCATAATTTCATTATCATCGTTCAGGACTGCCCGTGGCATCAACTTACGCATAAAATATATTCTATACTTCATTGGTAAATAATGCAGGTTCAATCCTAGGAAACCATCAGGATAACCTTCAAGTGGTAATACCAAAGGAAACTTATCATAATAATCTAGTTCATTTTTACCTTTTGGATCATATGCAAAAAAATACATACTACCAATTCTAAATTTTTTAGTAACATTTGGTTGTGGACTAGCACCTTTTGGTATAAATCTACCCTTTTCTTTGGTCATTGGAACAGAAATTGCTAATGGATTTCTGAGTGTTGCAACTTTCTGTACAAGCCACTTCAATGACTCACGGCTCATCGTCTGCAATTCAGCAGCAGTTTTTTGTTCAGCAAGTGTGGTGAGTAATGAGGGTTTTGTAGCCATGACTTATTTAGTTACAAGCCTAGATGATCTTCCGTAATCAGTTTGAATTCCCAATTACGGTCTAAACAATATTCAGTTGCGGCNTTCCATTTGGCCTGATTGACACCCCAAGTAGTAACCTCAGTGATATACCTTTTGGTAACTCGCCTTTGTTGTTCTGGTTCTTTAGTTTGTTTCTTTGGTTTTATTTCAATTAAATAACTTTTCACATTTCCACTTTTATCTTTTACTTTGACAAAACAATCAACAAAATATCTATGATATTTTCCGTCCACCGGAGATTTGTAAGGAATTACAATTTCTTCCGATGAAAATTCAACAACATTTGGATTATTATCACACCAGGCAAGAAATTTTAATTCCCAAGAACTCCTATAAACAACATTATTATGGTCACCCATATATTTTTTTTTATTCCTAACAATATATTTTCCTTGAAGGTATTTTGTCATGGTGTAGTATATCCTTTATGACTTTTTGCTAATCCTCTAGAAACACGACTCATCATTATATAATTCAAATTATTATCTTCTGAATATTTATAAAATTTTTATTTGGAAACAACATAAATAATATATAACGGATTTTTATAACAAGGACAAAGATGGCAGTCAATATTACAGAAACCAAGCAGAACGTGCTGGATACTATAACTGGTAAAACAGGTAAACTTCCTACACGGAATGGACTGTATTGGGCTCCTACCACAGATTTTCTCAAAG